CCTTGCCCTCTGCAATAGCAGTATCTAGTGCTGCTTGTTTTGCGGCTAAATTTTCTTCGGCAGTATCTGAAGCTTTCGTAGCTAGTGCTTCTAAATCTGAAATAGTAGCAGCTAACAAAGTAGCTGCATCAAAATCATTACTTGCAATTGCTGTATCGTATTCTGTTGCTAATGCTGCTATATCTGCGATATTAGTCGTAGATTGTAATGTTAGAGCAGCTTGTTTCTCAGCTTCTAAAGTTGTAGCTTGTGTTGTTAGAGCAGTTTGCTTATTAGACTCTAAAGTTGTAGCTTGTGTTGCTAAATCAGCAGCATAATCAGCAGCTAGTTTGCTTTCAGTAGCAGCTGCAGCATTTAACTGTTTTGTTAATGCCGCATCGTACTCCTCTTCAGCATCGATCGCAGCTTGAGTCATTTTAGCGATGAGTGTATCATCTGCTAATCCTTCATTTATAGCAGTTGTTAATTCGTCCTGTTTATTATTAAACTTTTGTTCAGCAGCATCAGAGGCAGTAGTTGCGGCTACCTCAAGTGCTGCTACTGTTTTTGATAGTAATTCTTTAGCATCTATATCGTTATTAGCAATTGCATCCTCGTAATCTTTTACTAATGCTGTCGTTGCTGTTTCGTTATCGGAAGCCTGTAAAGTTAATGCAGCTTGTTTCTCAGCTTCTAAAGTAACTTCTTGAGACTTTATATCAGCCTTGTAGTCAGAATCTAACTTAGAAGCAGTAGCAGCTGCAGCATTTAACTGATTAGTTAGCGCGGTGTCATATTCATCTTCAGCATCTACTAGATCTTTCTTTAGACCTGTGATGGTTTCATCATCAACTTTGCCTTCAGCAACAGCTGTGTCAAGTGCAGTCTGTTTTGCCGATAGGTTCGCTTCAGCAGTATCTGACGCATCAGAAGCCTGCTTCTCTAACTCAGCAATTGTATCTGATAATTTGTCTTTCGCTTTGGTGTCATTATCAGCGATTGCCTTTTCATAAGAGGCTACTAATGCTGTTGTAGCTGTTTCGTTATTTGTGGCTTGAAGTGTTAGTGCCGCTTGCTTTTCTGTATCCAGCTTGCTTTCTTGAGCTGAAAGAGAGTCCTCTTTGTCTTTTTTCCATTGAGCTTCCATTGTCGTTCTAGTAGCTTCAGCTGCAATAATTTGGTCTTCTAACGCTTTATCAAATGTTGCTTTAGCAGTAATTTCTTCAGCTTGCATTTGAGCAATTGCAGCATCATCAACAACACCCTCGGCAATAGCAGTCTCTAGTTCAGCCTGTTTATTTCCAAGAGCAATCTCTGCCTCATCTGAGGCTTGAGCTGCTTGCGTTTCAAGCTCTGCAATAGTTGCTGACAACTTAGAGGCTGCTTCTGTATCATTTGCTTCAATAGCAGCAGTATGTTCAATATTAATCTGATCAATTTTGGAATTAAAACTACCTTCTTGCGTATATAGAGCATCAGCTAATGCTTTGGCATCGTTTGCAGAATCCCATCCCCAAATATCACCCTTTGTATCGATGAAGTCTTGAAGATCCATATTCTCAGGAAGGAAGCCTTCAAGGAACATATCGTTGTAATTCTGAACAAGCTCCATGTGTTCTTTGGCAGCAAGAACCTTCTCAGATTGAGCTTCACCATCAAAATCTGTAGAGCCTTTGTAGTGATCGAAAGTTCCTTCAAGCTTAATACCAAGATTATCTTGTAACCAGTTTCCAATAACAGAGTCATCAGCAGCAAAAGGATTTACTCCAAATGCCATATCAACCAAGTCATCAGGCTTTAGAACGCCACTAAGAATAATACCTTTTAGTGCGCTAATTGGCACACCACCAGTATATAACATCTCAATTAAAGTAGGATACAACAAGTGATTTAGAATACCTTCTTCTGACTTAACCCAACCTGGGATAATCTGAAGTTTGGCTAAGTTGTCGATAACTTCCTGAGTTAAAGAACCCTCTTCAAACAAAGTTCCACGATCAAGCCAAGCCTCTAAAACCTCATTCGCTTGACTTTCAAAGTATTTGACAGTTTCAGAGTTAGGGTTTTCATGTCTAGTAATAACTCCAGTAATAGGATCTATAGTATATCCATAGTCTGGATTACCAGCACTCTCCCAATCAATTACACCATCGACAATGTTATTAGAAAGATCTCCAGCATCAACAGGCTCAATATATCTACCTTCAGGAGATGTGTTATATACAGTTACTTTTTCACCATTAGCAAGTGTAATTTCTACAGAGTCTGGATTTCCTAAAGATGCCCAGTTTTCATTAGAAATCTGACCATTGGCATCTGCATACCCAGTAGCATCTATAAGATCTTCACTCTCTTCCCCATCGAAACTTCTGATGCTTCCATACTCTCCATCTCCATCTCCGCCAGATCCGACAGTTCCAGCACCCCAAGTGCCACCAGCTGCAACACAAGAATCAGGATCTGTGTAACTAGCAGCGTTTTCAATACCTGAACATGAACCTCCATCTGAAGACGAATCGGTAACTACGGTTGTATCAGTAACTACGTCAGTATCAGTAGTGGTAGTATCAGTAGTGGTAGCATCAGTACCTACAGTTACGCTAGTGGAAGGTGTGTAAGCTACATTATCAAATGAATTATCATTAAATACATTCTCATATTCAGAATACGGTCTAGTAAATTCTTGTGAACCACCCCAAGCAGGAGTCTCACCTTTTCCATAAACAGTACCTTGAGTTATTCCTCTAGTAGAACCATAACCCTCTTCTTGGCTGGCATCAGATATAGATCTAGCAGATGACATAATATTGCCATCATAATCGTACATTGCTTGCTGATTAAAGTAGGCGTTAGGATTTTGATGTTGAACTAAACCCTCATTTGAGCTGAACAATCCTTTTGGTTGATTCCAAGAACCCATCTGCATATCAGACTGATTATTAGGATCTATGAACTGTTGTTGTGGAGCTTGTCCAAATACAGGGGCTTGGTTTACAGGAGCTTGGGCTGGATACAATGTTCCAGTTGATTCAGGAGTAATTTGCGGTGCAAGTCCAGCCATCATTCCTGAACTTTCAGGGATATATTTAAATCCTTGACCTTTAGCCTCGTCAATAAACTGCTGACCTTGACCGTTATCCCAAGCAGCTTGAAGCTCATCGTCAGTGAAATTTAAGTTTCCAGAGTTTCTGCCAAATTCTATAGCCTTATTAAACTCATTTAATAATTCATCATTCCAATGTCCGCTCATTTTATTAACCCTGTAAGTTAGATAAGTCTTGTGCTATGTTGCAATAAAGTACCGTACCATCTGATACGCATCTTACTAAATCTACAGCTCCATCACCAGAGGTGATTGCTGGGTTTCCTTGCGTTGGAAAATAAAAGTTAGTTGTGAAATCCATATCAAACGCACCAGTATTTTTAATAACAAAGGTTACTTCCATTCCTGATTCCATATTTTCTACTTGTAATGCATATCCATTACCACCTACAGTTACAATAAATACATTTGATGTAAGTAAGTTAGCAGTATAGTTATCATTTAAAGCGATAGGTACAGCGTCTGAATATTGAGATCCTGTGAAGGCTTGTGAAATACCTAGTGTTGCTATGGATGCAGAATTAATCGTGCCAGAAGAGGCTGTAAGAGCGTTACAAGCAAAGTTCTCACCAGCATCACCATTCATTTCAGCTTTAGTCTCGATAGAGTCTTTAATTTCATTAAACTCAGAGTCAAAATCAGCGCCTGATACAATTTTAGATGTAGAAGAGTCGGGTAAAGAATCCTTACCAGCCCAATCAATTAATAGTGAATAGTTCATCGTATTTTTCCTTGTTTAAATAGTAGTGACATACCTTGTAAAGATGCCTTGTAACCGCTAGGTTCAGCATCCATTTCAATTCTTAAATATCTTGCATTTCCAGATACAGGAATACTCTTCTCTGCAAATCCAAAAATAGGTGCATATTTTGTATCAATAGGGTGAACAGCTGCATCATGTGTATGAGTAGAGGTTATAGATCCCCATCTAGTGTTTAACTTTCCCCACAAGAATAAAGCGCCTGATTGAACAGGGTTAATCTTAATGGTTTGGTTGAACGATGGAGTAATGCCAAAGTCTTTATACAGCCTTACACTCATAGGAGTTCCTTGACCACCATCAACAATAAATTTTAGCTTTTTCAGTAAAACACTGACACCACTTTCGTTCATTGACAACCAAGGTGTTGAAAACTTAGCTTTAAATGTGTTTTCTGTATAAACAGGTGAATCTGGGTCTCCATCATCGCCAATATATGTGGTATCGTAATATCCTTCATAAACAGCAACTCTTCCAACTCTCTGACCAGATAATAAACCATAAGCTTCAGTATAAGCAAGACATGAGATTTGCTTATCTCCGTTAAATGACCATGTAGTAACTCTCGGGGTATCTTTAGGAGTCATAGAAGACAAGTCAAAAACATAACTGATATTTAGATTTACGAATGATAGTACATACAGACCTTCATCAAACATATATACAGACTTAGCTTCTGAGTCTTGCTTGATTCTACCAATCATGTCATCTTTAATAGTTAAAGACTTCTCTTGCATTGGAAGTTTATCTTTATTAGCCGTTCTAAATAGAGATCTAACACCTGTATCAGACAAAAAGAACAAATCATCGCCAACAGCTTGAACAGAATCTCTTGAAATACAACCGATGCCCGATATAACTTCATCGAGAACCATTGTAGTAGGCTCATGTGGATTGTCATACAGAATGATATTGTTTTTACCAAACACAGCAAGCTTTCCACCAAAAGGTGCAATTGCTGTAATCTCATCATTACCCCAAACTTCGCTTGGAGCTAAAAACCCAGCATTTACTGAGTTAAAGTCTTCTTCATTTCCAACTTCAGAGAAGAATACAACATCATTCTCTTCGGTTACACCGCCTGTCCACAATCTTCCATAGTAAGCACAGAAGCAACTAGGATCAAACGTGCCTATAGTTGATGGTTTGTCAAAATCAACAATTCCATTAGGAGCTGTAGACGCATCGTATGCTTCTAAAGTCTTCCAACCATTAACATCATCATATCTAACAGGTACAGATCCATTTTGGACACCGAAGAATCTCTTTTTAAAGGTTGCAAATTGCCAGTCTGAGTTAGTATTCCCAGTTTCAAAACCATTTATGAAGGCATCATCTTTATCTACTAGATCTAACTCATAGATATTGCCGCCTGTAGCACCAAAGATTTTATCTTGGAACTCAGAAATAGCTCCGATCTTTCCATCGGTAGAAGTTAAAGTCTTTTGATTGAATCCCTTTCTAAAGGTGATTTTTCCACCTTCGGTATAAGTAATGTTGTCAGCAGCAGTCAACCATTCAGGAGATAAAGTAGTAGGTGTAGTCTGTGTATCAAGACCATACCTTCCAATAATATCTAATGGTATTTGCTGTATCTGGCTAGACATACCAATCAATCTCCATCTCTGAGTGACCTTGGTCTAAGATAATAGCTTGGTTTAAAGCATCTAGTGCTTCAGCAGCAACAACACCATTCTGTGTTCCGCCATCTTCACCACGTTCTGAGATAGCTCTAGCCCAAGCGCCTAACATTACAGCTCTATGAGGAACACTAACAACATCAGAGCTATTAATAAGTTCAGCTTGAGGAGAAATATAATCGATTACAAAACTAGCACCGTCTCCTGATTTTGGGGCTGGATTTATAGTAACTCTAACATCGCCATCTGATGCGTTAATATCTTCAAAGTAATAATGTGTAGGCTTTCCAACTGGTCCATCCCAGTCATAAAAATAAGACAGTAAGTTGCCAGTGTAACTAATTCCTTGAGCAGCAGGGATTCTAATCTTATTAAGATCTTTCCTACTGATTTGCTCTAATACAGTGCCATCTTCAATATTAACAAAATCCAACACTCTCATTTCTGGACCAATGCCAGAAAGTTCCATTGTGTTTTTGATAGTATTCCAAGATAAGTACCACTCTTTTTTAAGAGCTGTCCAATCGTGCTTAGACTCTACAAAAGACTTTGAGTCATTTACTAGAGCAGCTATAAGTTTTTGATATTCTGTAATTTCAGAAGATGAGTTTATATCGCCTGACCAATCAACACTAATAGCATCTTCCCTAAGTCTAATTAATACCTGGTTAATGAGGTCTTTAAATGTCATGGTCAACTCCGTTTTCTTGCATTATATTATATTTTTACTTGTTAAAGCAATTACTTACAGGAGCAATCACAAATTTGTGGTGGTTGCGGCTGTGTAAGCATCATCATCTGTTGTGGCATAGCCATTCCTTGCTTCATCCAATCACCAAAAAAAGCCATACTAGCTGTTGCGATTACCATTCCTATTGCGAATACCATTGTACATTTGTTAAGTTTTAGCAAGTTGCGCCCCAAAGTAAAATTCAATAATCAAGGTAGCCCATGAGAAAACCTCTTGAAGCTTGAGCATACCTTGTACTGTTACGTATTCTACCTTGTCAGGTGTCAGCTCAAACCCTAAAAAGCTAAAGCCTTTAATGACTGTAGGAATGACTGTAGGAACATCAAACATCACAGGTGCTACTTGAGTAAACACTACTAGAGATAATATAACAAAGATGATTACCCTACGATTGAGTGCAGCCATAGGTGACTCTTTATTAGATTGAGTTCTTGCAGATTCAAGACTTTGAGACCTTGCAGCAAACACATCCATCATTTGCTTAGTATTATCTGCAGCTTGTTGAGACTTAATGGCAACTAACTTCATAATGTAACCAAAGATAATCGGTAAAACATTTGTCATTATTGCTATCATATCTATTCCTTATTTAGTCTCTCGCACTAAAGCGAACAAATCACCAAGCATCGACTTGATCTCTTTAATGTCTTCCTTGTAGTCAGACTTCATTACATACTCTTTAGGCATATTGGACTGACAGTGCGTCATGTGATGTTCTAATTCTTTAACGTCAGCAATAACAGACTTAATAACCCAAGCACTGATTGTTGTTACTACACCTACTAATGCCAAAATAATATCTGCAAGTTCCATTATTTCATTTTCATTTCATAAAAAGCCGTCTTATTAGATGCTCTATACGATGAGTTTATTATGTCTTCTACATTTACAGTGCGCTCATCCCCTTCACCATCTATATTAAAAAATCTAAAGTTAATAGTAGATTCAGGATTAAATTTGGCTATCAAGGAGTGTAGGTAAGTAGTAGTTGTCTTCTCACCTTCATTGATAAGATCAATATAGATAATACCTTCTTTCTTATTAATCAATAAGCCATGTAAGAATACACCTTTGGTGCTAAGTTTAAAAGTAAGTCCTTTCCCTTTATTTTCTTTAAGGAAGGATAATATATTTTTTAATTTCATATTACTGGAACTCCGTATAAACTGTAGGCGTTGCTGAAGTAGCTAGAGATACAACACCATCGAATTGAATACCTACATCATAAATATCAACTGACGATACTTTAGCTATTGTAGCAGCAGAAAGGAAAGCACCTGCTGCACCCCCTAAAAGACTACCGTATATTACAATAATAAAATGAGAGTCCGTAGCGTCCCATGTGGCTGAAATAAGAGAACCAACCCAAGGTGGTGCTATTGAATCAATAGTAATATCAACAGGTATCACTACTTTGTAAGATTCAGAAGAGCCAGTTTCTCCAAAAAGATTATTTATATTTGCAGAGTTTTGGTTTGTGGCGAAGATATATGTATGGTCTGCGTCAGGCTCAGTTGGGATTACCGCTTCCTCTTCTTTAAATAGCCTACGTCTCATAGCTAGTAGACCTAATACTCTGCGTTTATTTCTTGAAAGAATATGATTCATAACTTCTCCGAATAGATTTAATAGAACACCCTACCGAAGCAGGGTGCAAGGTTAAACCTACTCTTTAAGGAGTAAACGACATTTCTACAATAGAAGTATCTCTAACCACTTGCGAACCAAATACACAGTCAGCTGTGAATAGATCAGCTAAGAACTCTTGTTGGTACTGAGTTTGAGTACGAACAGATTGTTGTGTAGCTAGAACTAAAGCTTCTTTTTGGAACAAGATGCCTTTTTCAGTTGTACCAGTACCTACGTTAGATGATACATATACATCCATACCGTAGATTGAACCAACATTACCTGTCTTAATAGCTGAACCGTTACCAATGAACTGTTGCTCAGTGAAACGATCTGTTGCTAATAAAGCTGTGTAAGCTGAAGGTGATAAAACTAAAGATCTATCATTCATAGGAACATCGTTATCATTCAATAATTCCATAGCATCCAAGATTGAAGCATCCCAGTCAGTAGTAGCAGCCATAGCAATGTCTGAGTGACCAGTAGAAGCTCTTAGATCAGTAATGATCTTAGTATCAACCTTTTGTGCTAAAGCATAACCAGCATCATCAGTGTAGAACTTACGCATAGAGCCAAGAGCTTGCATCTCTGCAATATCGTCAATATACATAGACCACTCAAAATGTTGATCAATCTTAACAACGATGTCAGCAGCCGTGTCTGTGATAGCTGTAACAACTGCACCTGCTGTTTTAGCAGTAGCACCTGAACGAGCAGGATTAGGAATGTGAATTGAATCACCTTTCTTACCTGCATGGTTTAGATTGCGTACTAAGTTCGCCATTACTAAATTTGATTTGTATGTAGCGATTACCTCATCAGACCAGATTTCTGGAATGAATGAAGCTGTAGTACCTGAACCAGATCCTGGTACAGCACCTACGTTAATATTACCTGTCATGTTTGCCATTTTAATTTCTCCTTACAATAGCGTTATTATTTGACCCTATTATCAGCATATGCAGCAAATATTTCATCTTGCATAGCATCATATTTATTAGGATCGTTCGTTTTTAAGCGGATTAAGTCGGCTCTACGAAAAGTCTTCTTACCTCCAACTGCACCTGCGGAAGCTCTGGACTGAGTGCTGCCCTTTTTAAGGGCTAACCGTCTTTTTGCTTCTGCTAATTGTTTAGCTCGGTCTGTATTGCTCTTTCTAGCTACAGGAGCGCTTCCACCCTTGAAGCCATTAATTAGCTCTTCAGCCGAATCAACATTAAAAGCATCAGCCTCTTTGTACATCTTCCTTCTTGTTACGCTTCCTTGGGCGTATTCCTGAAATTTTGGGTCTTTAATTACCTTTTCAAAATCAGGATGTTTAGCTTTTAATTTACTCAAACTTTCTTTTTGTTCTTGTTGAACTTGAGCTTTTTTAAGCTTGCGAAACTCTGGATGGTTTTCTATTGCTGAATTAACCGCTCGTTCGGGTTCATCATAAAAATCTACCGTTGTCTCTGTGGTGGCTTCTTGTATAGGATTGTTCCCCGAATTTCGAGAGATTTCAGCTTGTAGGAAGCTATCAGACAACTTTCTCAACTCTCCGACTTCGTTGTTCTTTCGACCCAACTCTTTCTCAAGATGTTCAAACGCCTGTGCAACTTCTGAAGCACTCTTGCCAGCAAATTTTCCAGGCATCTTCGGGTCTGGCTTTGCAGCCGCCCGTACCAAGGGTTTGCGTCTAGGTGCTACTACTGCTTTTTTCTCTACTATCTTTGGTGAGTCCTCTACTATTACGCTACTCATACTGCTATTCCTCCGCCTATTTATAGGTTATGAAGTGAAATTAAAATGGGGCTGGTATTCATAAGTCCAGTTCGTCCATCGCTATTTTTGTTGCTTCTTCCATAGACACGATCTGTCTATAAATTGACAACTGACCCTTGGCGAACCAAAGATCTTTCTCACTCTCGATAGAATCTAACCGATTAGTAACAGTGATGAGATTGTCTAGTTCGTCAACCAGGTCTCTCCATCCATCCTTATCGAACAACGAAGTTCTATCGTAGTAAAAATCTTTATCTGTTTTCATTAGTTAATCTTAGCCTTAAAAGCATTAGCCATATTAAGATATGTCTCAGATTTCAAATGATCAACTTCTGGTATGTTTCTCATTGTTTCAGACTTCCTATTCTCAATATCTGAAGCAGTCTTCTGTAGATTTAACATACCTTGTTGTAATCTTAGTAGCTTTTCTTTCATGTCAAGCTCATTAGGTTGCGCTGCTGCTGCTTCTGCAGTATGTAGCATTGCTTTAGCTTGTTCTTCCTGAGCTTCAGCGAGTGTCTTAGCAATATCAGCCTCTAATTGCTTCATCTGCATTTGCGATTGTGCCTGTTGCATCTGTTGCTGTTCAGGATTAGGCTGACTAGCTTGTAGAAGAGCGCCAACAACCTGATCTCTATTGTGCATAGATGAATTTTGGAACACTGCAATTAGTAAAATGTTGAAAGCAGGTGAATCTTTAGGGATTGACTGTAGCATAGCTACCATTTGCTGCATCTCTAGCTCTTTAGCCATGATACCCATAGTTGAATATGGTACAAACTTGTAGTCAACCACTGGATAGCGATCCACATCAAACTGAATCTTACGCCATAGTGACTTATTGATCATAGGAATCAAGAAAGTGTTCTGGAAATTCATCAATGTACGCTTCTGTCTCTTAATTGAAGCAGATTGCATCATAGACATACCGCCTGAAGTCTGACCTTGACCACCTTGTGTCATGTCACCACTACCAGTACCCATCTGAATCATGTTCTGAAGGGCTTGAACTTGCGCATAAGTGTGTTGATCGGTTTGACCAATCTGTAAAGGCATAATCGCGTTACGAGGATCACCATTTGTAAGAATTGTCTTACCAGGTCTTACCTCTAACTTCATACCACGAGGCAATCTAGTCGCATCTGCAGCAATCATAGGTGTAGTTGTCAATGCAAGTGAGTCAATTCTAGCTCTCATCTCTGCATCTAGTGCTTTTTGAGGGTTGTAACCCTTCTCACAAACACCTCTACCCCAGAATTTGTTTGGAACGATGTCATGCTGGTAAGAAACAAAAGGTCTGTCCTCCATCATGAAGACGTTTTCCTCAGCTCGCAAGATATACTCGTCATTTGCAATAGTAACAACAGCTTCAACAAGCTCATCATCGTTATATTCAAAGTCATCGTCTGATTTACTAGCTTTTAAGAACTTCTTAGGCACTAAACCCCAATATTCAGTGATCTTAATCTTATCACCTTCGTCTTGACCAATGTATTCAGGGTCAAAACCAACATTACGTACAGTTGTGTCGCCAGCAATGTTCACATCTCTGTAAATTTCGTCTGCAATACCTTTGTTGATAACATGACGTGGCTTGTAAACCTCATGAGCAACGCCAAGAGCTTCTTGAATTGAGTTAGCAGCTGGATCGATAAGAAATTCTTTAGGAGAAATAGGTTCAATGCGTACATCTACCTT